CCTGCCCAGCCGCGACGAGTTGGAGCTGATCTATCGCCACCTGAAGCCCACGACCGAGGACAACTGGCGCCGCTGCGGCGACAACCCGTCGAGCGTGCCGGCTGGCTACCCCTACGCATCGCAGCTACCGGCGCAGACCACCGTCGATGCATTCCGCGAGGGATCGACCGAGGCCCTGGCAGCCGAGTGGTATTGGTCCAGCACGCAGTCCTCGCCCAACGACGCCTGGTTCCAGGGCTTTGACGATGGCTACCAGGTCAACAACGACAAGGCCTATGAAGGCCGGGCCCGTGCAGTCCGCAGATTCAAGCTCAGTGCTTGAGTCATTCAACCATTCCAACTGATCCATCCCCGCGCGCTGCGCGGGCCAGTCGATTTTTTCGGAGATGACTCAATGAGCAAAAAGTACGTATCCAAGGCCCCGGCGAGCAAACCCGGTGACCCGGGCTGGTTCCCCCGCGTTGGCGAACTCTGGCCAGGCCAGGGAATCTATGCAGGCATCGTGCGAGGCGAGGCCGGACGGCCCGACCATCACCTCTTCCTGTCCGCTGATGCCGCCACTTACAACCCGGCGGTGGCTTGGGGCAGCAAGGGCACCGATGAACCCGGTGCGACATCAGTCCGCGACGGTCTTACCAACACCCAGGCCCTGGCAGCCAGCGGGCGCGACCATCCTGCGTCCGCCTGGGCAGTAGGCCTGAAAGTCGACGGACACCAGGATTGGTACCTGCCCAGCCGCGCAGAACTGCGCCTGCTATGGGTCAACACACCCGAACATTTGACCGCAGGCTGGTACTGGTCTAGCACGCAGTACTCGCCCTACAACGCCTGGTACCAGTACTTTGACGGTGGCTACCAGAACTACAACGACAAGGCCTATGAAGGCCGGGCCCGTGCAGTCCGCAGATTGGTCATTCAGTAATTCAGTCATTCACTTTTCGACCCGGCGCGGTGCGCGTCCAGTTCGATGGCACTCCACAAAGATCTCCCCGTCTACAAACTCGCTTACGACCTGCTCAGCCTGGCCACCGATCTGACGCGCAATATGCCGCGCGATTTCAAGGCCAGTCTGGGCGGACGCTTGCGGGATGAGTGCCTCGAGGTCCTGGTGCTGGTGGCTCGCGCCAACGCGGCACTGGACAAAGGCCCGCACCTCACCACACTGCTGGAGCACCTGCAGGTCGCCGAGTTACTGCTGCGCTTGGCGCATGACAAAGAGTTCATCTCGCACCGCCAGTACTCCCGATCTGTGCTTGTGACCGACAGCGTGGGGGCGCAGGTCGGCGGCTGGCGCAAGAAGATGGCCGCCCAGCTGGTGCACGCCGCTGAGACCCAACAGCACATGTCCCAAGGATCACTTCTCTAGCAGCGCCGCCTGTTGCTTGACCGGTACGCCGGTCAAGCCCGTGCGAATTCTCTTGAATCTGGTCGTGCCGCTGGCCTGTAAAGCCACCGACATGCGCACCCCCGGGAACCAGCGGCCCCGCCTCGCGGCGCGACCGCCCTGCCCGGCGCACTTGCCGAGCTGAAGGCCCAGGCCCTCGGCTCAGTGAGGTAGATAGCACGACTCGACGCAGTACTCGCCCAACAACGCCTGGAACCAGAACTTTGACGATGGCAACCAGAACAACAACGACAAGGCCTATGAAGGCCGGGCCCGTGCAGTCCGCAGACCAAGACGCTGACTATTCTTTCGAGCGCCTGGTAGTGGCCTACATGGACTGCCGCCGCAACAAGCGGAACAGCGCAAGCGCCCTCGCCTTCGAGCAAGAGCGCGAACGCAACCTGATCCTGCTGCACCACGAACTGGTCAGCGGCAGCTACCGCCCCGGGCGCTCGGTTTTTTTTGTGGTCACCCGACCCAAGCCCCGCGAGGTGTGGGCCGCCGACTTTCGAGACCGGATCGTTCACCACCTCCTCTACAACCATATCTCGGCCCGCTTCCACGCCCGCTTCACAGCAGATACCTGCGCCTGCATTCCGGGGCGCGGCACCCTCTACGCCACCCAGCGCCTGGAGCACCAGGTGCGCAGCATCACCCACAACTGGCAGCAGCCAGCCTTCTATCTGAAATGCGACCTGGCCAACTTCTTCGTGGCTATCGACAAGACCGTGCTCCGTGCACAACTTGCCCACCAGATCCACGAGCCCTGGTGGCGGAGCCTGGCCGAGCTCATCCTGATGCATGACCCACGCGCGGCAGTGGACCTGCGCAGCCCACCAAGCTTGCTGCGCCTCGTACCCGAGCACAAGAGCCTCTTCAATGCACCCGCCCATTGCGGACTCCCGATCGGCAATCTGTCCTCGCAGTTTTTCGCCAACGTCTACCTGAACGCACTCGACCAGCACGTCAAACACGATCTGCACGCACCGCGCTACGTGCGCTATGTCGACGACTTCGTGCTGCTGCACGAGAGCCAGCAATGGCTGCGCGCCGCGCTGGCCGACATCAACGCCTGGCTGCCGGCCGAGCTGCACGCCCAGCTCAATCCACGCAAGACCGTCCTGCAACCCGTAGAGCGCGGCATCGATTTTGTCGGGCACGTCATCAAGCCGTGGGCCCGCACCACGAGGCGCCGCACTGTCAAGGCCGCACTGCAACGCCTGGAGCACATGCCAGAACCAGATCTGACCAAAGCAGCGAACAGCTATTTCGGGCTGTTGAGGCAAGCATCCCATAGCCACACAGATCGCACCCGCCTAGCCAACGCCCTTAGAAAACTCGGTAAGTCGGTGAAGGCTGACCTCACAAAGACGTATGGAGCTAAATGATCATGAATACTGCACCCTCTTCGCTCATCAAGGGCGCCAATCCATTCGACCAACTGCTTGGCACCACGCACCATCGCCTGCCGAAATCAGTACAGAGCACGGTGGTGATCAACGGTCGCCGCATTGGCTGTGCTGCAGACGTCAAACCTTCTGCCCCTGGCACCTATGCTGAAGATGCTGACTCGCCCGACGAACGGGAAGAGGCAGATCTGGCCCGCCGCGAAGCTGCCGTCATCAAGGCTGAACTGGCTCGCGCCAAGAACCGAGAGCGATACCAGCGCGACAAGCAAGACCCCGCCAAGATGGCCAAGCGAAAGGCTTGGTATGAGGCGCACCGTGATCAGGTGCTGGCCTACAAGCGCGCCTACGACAAGGCAACCAAAAACACCGAGCGAGTCAAAGCACAGAAGCGCGCCCACCAGAAGCGCAAGTACCTTGCCGACCCCGAGGCCGCCGCCGGCAGCAGCGCGACTACTACGCCAAGAACCGCACCGCCATCCTGGCACGCGCCAAGGCCAAGCGGGACCGCATCAAGGCTGATGCGATGGGAGGTGCCTGACCATGGGACACCCTTACAACCCCCAGCGCCTAGCACGCCGTGCCGCCGCTGCCTTCTATGTTGCCGTTGGCACGCTGCTGCCGGTGATGCTTTGCTGGACGGTGAAGTCATGAACAACCAAACCACACAAGCGGTAGAGATCCGCCACTTCCACCTGTTCGCCGGCCTGGGCGGCGGAGCCAAGGGATTCAACAAGGGCCAGGCAAGAGTCGGAAACCTGGTGGCGCGGTATCGCTGCATTGGTGGCATCGATGTGGACCCGGCCGCTATGCGCGACTTCCAGCGCCTGGCCGGCGTGCCCGGTACCGTGCTGGATATGTTTGACCGCGAGCAGTACCGCGCCTTCCATGGCACCGAGCCAGCGCCAGACTGGCGCGAGGCCACGCCGCAGGATATTCAGCGTGCCGCTGGCAATGAGCGGCCGCACATCGTGTTTCTGTCGGCACCGTGCAAGGGCTTCAGCGGCCTACTGTCTGAAACCAAGAGCAAGACCGGAAAATATCAGGCGCTGAACCGCCTGACGCTGCGCGGCGTGTGGCTGATGCTGGAGGCCTGGGCTGATGATCCGCCCGAAATGGTGCTCTTTGAGAACGTACCGCGCCTGGCCACGCGCGGCCGTGCACTGCTGGACCAGATCACCGCCATGCTGCGCAGCTACGGCTACGCCACAGCCGAGACCACGCACGACTGCGGCGAGCTGGGCGGCCTGGCGCAGAGCCGCAAGCGCTTTCTGCTGGTGGCCCGCCACATCGCCAAGGTACCCCCGCTGCTGTATCAGCCCGAGCGCCGGCCGCTGCGCGCGGTGGGCGATGTGCTGGGCCGCATGCTGATGCCGGGCGACCTGCGCGCCGGGCCCATGCAT